AAGGTTAATGGTGTTATTCACAATGTCCACACCTTTGAGCGGAGCTTCACCACCACTCTGAATGAGAAGTTCTGGCAGTGTGATGCCAAACGTATCATTCAGGCCGGACGTAGAGATGGCGTTACCAACAGCTGTAATCTGAACAGCCAGAGCACTATGTGGCAAGAAGGCATCAAAGATATTACTCTTAGCTGTAGGTGTATAGTCCATTTCAAGAGCAACCGCAATCTCGATAAGACCGTTAGAGACTGGTTCCTCCTTATACTGTTGGCCGACATAGATACGGTCCACAGCCAACTTAGGAGTAAACGTCACGGTAACCTTACGACAACCATCAACAGCAACCCCACCTACCTTAAAGAGAGATGAAGCGTTAGGCATTGTAAAGGGCACAGGACCAGCAGGCTCTGTTCCAATAAATGCCGGAGTCGAGGGAAATGCTACATAGCAAAAGTCCCAGTCATAAGCAAATGTCACCATGTTGTCACGAGGGAATACCCACTCGGCCTTTGTCAGCTTACCAGCATGGTAGTCCTGATAGTGGAGAGTACCATCAGTTGATGGAACACCTAGTTCCATATCAACCCATGTACCATCCTGCACATACAGACCACCCGAGCCAGAAGCACCTGTCGCACCACCCTGCATAAGAGCATAAGCAGGAGAAGCAGCCACAGCAAGACCAGCCGCTGGGGTATTAGCCAACCCACCAAATGCCTGAGCAAGCATCAATGCCATTCCAGTGTTCATGAAATCACCAGTCATAGTGACCTGAGCATCGAGCCATGTAGTCACGTTTGCCGAGCCAATGTCAATCACACCAGAGCCAGACACGTAACGAATATATGGGCCACCCTGCACGATGTGAGGGTTCCATACACCCTCTGCCGACTTGACAGGAACACCACGAGTAGGTGCCATGAAATAACTAGAGTTGTAATACTCTGAAGGCCCGGTAGCGCCAGATGCACCAGAGCCTCCAACACCTTCGTCAGAACCTTGAGCGATTGCACAGTACCCGCCCAAACCCGAACCAATGCCAGACATAATGTCTCCTTTACTTACGCCGGAACAAGATATGCCCGGAGAGAAAATGACCAATCCAACTTGCCCTGCCAACCAGCCTGAGAACCACCAATGTTACCAGGAGTTCCCTGATAATGAGCGTAACCTAACTTAATCTCAAATGGGTGCGGATCACCAGTTATACCAAGAACAGGAATACCATTACCACCCCTATTCTCCACAACAGACTTCATCACAATGTCAGTGAAAAGACTGTACGTTTTCGACATAATGTCTGTAGGAACATTTTCACCAGCATCACCAGTGAAAACTGTACAATAGCCCTGAAGCTCATACGATTCAATCCACTGGTAACCCATAGCTTCTATATCGAACACATGGTCGAAGATACCAGTAAAGAGGATGTATGAAGCAGGTTCAAACTGCAACAGTTCGTACTGTGCTGTATAGACCGGAGGGTTTTCAGCCGCCGCAGCCGCAGAAACAAATCCCCACAGTGCTGCATAAGATGCCGGTGCTGTCGAGGTAATCGTGGTCATGTCTTTACCCGATCACTGGCAATCGGAAGCTCTCGAACACTTCAGCAATCCTGTTTGGAATGCCAGGCCATAGATCACCAGAAGCCTGTTGATTCTGCCCATACTCGGCTGCATTCCCGGTAAATGTCCTTGAGGCTTGGTAAGTATTCCTAAACCAATAAGCCACCAAGTCAATAGTAGCCACCCACACATTAGGCGGTATAGGATCATAACCAGCTATGTATGTTACCTCAATGTTCCTTGAGCCAGGAAAGAATGGTCGAGGCCATGAGTACCCTGCGAAAGTACGCATAAGCTGACCTGTCCGGTAGTTCACCTGAACACCATCAACTGGGTTCTCAGGAGTAGATTCTGGCAGTTGCACAAAACCACCCGTACTCATCCACTCTTGACACTTTACTATCTTGATGATAGGTGAGTAGTCAAGTTGAATGTACTCACCAGACCAACCACTATACCGGTTAAACATCTCAGTAGGACAGAGCGGTCTATTAGCCATGTCCTGTCCGGTCCAGCAAGCAGCATCTATAATGCGCTGCAACAGTCCAGAGATTTCCGTACCAGGTGTAGCAATACCACTCGTAAACTGCAACCAACTTAGAACCTCTGGCATGTCCAAGAATGTCGTCCATTGCACTGACCCTGCGGGGTTTCCTGTGGGGCTAAACCCCATAGGTGTGCCTGGCATAAGGGATGATATGTCAACAGTCCGGACAGGATTTCCAGACGAATCAAGAGCTGGTATCTGGATAGAATAGTCTCTTTGCTGCCCCTGCGACAAAGAACTGATTGAACCTCCCGAAGCTCCCAAAGCTCCCGAAGCACCGACAGTACCTACCGTTCCATACAGTTCTTCAGTGACCTGATAGAACGTACCCTGAGGAACGGTCGTGCCATCCGTGTTAGCAAGGAATGTCTCTGAAAATGCACCATTACTATCTAAGACAATAACCTTAGAGTTAGGGATCACAGTCAAGTCCGTATTAGACATAACTTGACTCAGGGTAATCGTAATAGTTCCTGCCATAGGATTAAGGCCGTCAGTGTACTTACCTGTCAGCACTACACTAGTAAATCCAGCCATTTAATCCTCGGGATCAGTGCTCGTTACTGCCTTCTGTTTTCCTCTATGGGCCGTAACTGCACGCTCAATAAGTCCAACATGCTTGCCTTCAGCCCTATCAATCTCGGCCTGAATCTCGTCCACCTTTTCAGGATGACGCTCTAGCTCTTTCCTCAGACCAGCAAGATATGCTTCTTGACGGTTCACTACGGTAACTCCTGTGTTCTGATTGAGAATAACCTTAGGTTTTGGGAGTAACTTCACTCGCTCAATCTCCACGTCAATCTCTGCGGCACGTTCTGGATGACGCCTTTTCTCTGTCTCCAATGCGCCAATGATGTTATCGGGATTCATTAGATGTCCTTTGTTCGGGCAATGGGTGTGGGGATATGTTGCCCGCCATATCCCCACACCTAAAGCATTTACCTAAACTAGCTGATTAGCTAGCAAAGGTTGGGGTAACCAGACCAGAACCCGTAATGACCGAGTTGGCATTCGGGTAACGTCCAGCCGTGTAGGAAATGTAACCATAGATCTGAAGCAACACAGAAAGCTGGTTACCATAGGTCTGCGGGAGTGCCCTAGTAATCACCGGGGACTCGAAGAGGTAGTTTTCGTCAAACTTACCGACGATGATTACACTCTGATTACCATTAAGAGTCTGAGGCAAGTTAGCGTCCTCAAACGTATTGAGGCCGGAAATCCGACGCCCAATAGCACCCTCAACTACTTGCTGATCCGTACCAAGAATGGCCACGTTAAACGGACCATTGTAGGACGGAACAACCAGCGGCCGACCGTTAGTGTCAAACTGCGAGGCCAACCACTCCCAGTATGTCGGGGTCATGAAGCAGTGTGTTGCAGGCAGGAACAAGGTATTAGCAATGTCTGCCTTAGCCTGTCCTAGCTGACCAAACAGCCCCGTAATCTTAGGACTAGCCTGAGTCCACGTAATAAGGTTAATGTTAGCGGTATTCAAAATACCCACAACATCTGGCCCGCCCGGACCCATGGGGGTCGGGGGCGCAATGCCATTACCATTAGCAACAGCCACATCAACGGCCTGTGCATACGCCTTGCCAAGGTCTGTAAAGACCATCTGGTCGAAAGCGATTGGGGACCGCTCAAGAAGCTGCAATGAAATCAACTGCGAACCGGCCTTAACCACTACCGGAAGACTGATGAACTCTGTCTGAAGGTCAACCTCAAGAACGTTAGTGTTCTCTCCACCGGCCTGCGGACCAACCGCAGTACCAGCAGTAACCTTAGGGATGTTGATGGTCATGGTGCCGTCAGGAAGTGGCTGGTTATTCTGACAATCAGCCAGTGCCCTTGCGGCCCTCATAAACGCAATCCAGTCAGCCGTAGCGAACAAGGGCGGGACAAACTCCCCACCTGCGCCGGACGAAATGGACAGCGCACGGTACGACCATGCGTGACCTCTATTGTCCTCACGAGTGTTCTTAGCCTCAATCATCTGGCTAAGAAAATAACTCTCTTCAGCACTACGAGTCACCTTTGAGTCAATAGCAACAGCCTCGACGTGGTTCTCTTGTGCGTGGCGCTGAAGACGATCATGAGCAGCAAAGTAGCGCCCACCAAGACCAGCACCAAAGCCCATGCAGGCAATGTCATACAAGTACGACTGCCCATTACCACGCTCATACACACGATGCTCAGACGTGACCTTTAGGCTTCCACCTACAGAGTTAAACTCATAAGGCTGTGGCCCATACCCGTAAGTCTCACGAGCTAGCTTAAGAGCCTCTTGTGCTCTCTCTTCCTTAGCAAGCGTCTTAGCCTGAGCAATACGGTCCTCAAGGCCCGTAATCTGCGTAGTCAGCTCGCCACGCTTGAAACTCTCTTCAGGCGTAAACTCACGAGCCTGCACCGGCTCAGCCGCAGTGGGATCCCCAGCCGCAGCCTTAACGATTCCTTCAAGCTCCGTAACCTTTGCATCACGCTCAGCACGAAGCCTCTTTACGTCTTTCTTAGACATAATAGCCTCCTATAGGCTTGTTAGTTAGTTGTTGTCTAACAAGTGGTTTCCTAAGGTCCGGCTCTCGGGCTAGAGTGGTGCGCTTGGTCCCGGCTTGATTCTTACTGGTCGTCCTTCTTCTTGTTATTCCACAAAAGAAGGCAGGCGCATAGACCTTTGCACGCCTTTACGTTAGCAACAGAGTTATCCAGTAACAGTTCTATATCATTCTCTGCAACCTCTTTAGCCTTGTTAACGTCATGGGGTTTAGGCATCACGATTAGTGTCGTGTATGTGCCCTTACCAAAACCAAGACCAGTGAGGTATGCTGTCTTGTTGGCAATGTCAGTCTTTGTGACAGTGTCCTCTTCGACACCTGTGATGATGTATACGTGGTGCCCCGCCGCCATCAGGGCAGCACAAAGCGACTCGAATACAACAGGAAAGGCATCTAGAGTACCGTCAATGTCAAAGGCAACATTCATTGCTTAGTGCCCAACAGTGTGCCAAGCACCCAACTTATCAGTGACAAACACAGAACCTTGACCACCAGTAAGGGTAGCAAGAGTTGCGCCAGTAGCACCACTAGCACCATCGACAGTAGATCCGTCACTAGTCGAAATAGTAACAGCACCAGTAGCACCACTATTCCTGACATTAACCCAAAGATCAGGAAAAGCGGGAGCGCTCGGCAATGACGGTCCAGTAGCTGCCCCAGTGGGGGCTTGGGCCTGTGTGGCTACAACGGGTAGAGGAACAGAAGGAAGGTGAACAGCAGCCCCAGGAGCCGCAACCACAACATCGCCACTCTTAGCTACATAGACACCGGTCGCACCAACTGTCACGATATTTTCTGACTGAGGGATAGGAAACGCTGGCATATTATTGCCCTTTCTACTCTACTTGGATTTATGGGAACGGAGCTTCAATAGCTCAACTTGGCGCTGAGCTGTCAAGACCGAAAGCGGTATGCTCCTGGTTCCCGCCCCGTCATTTGGCAATACAGGGTTACCATCACTCAGTTTCCCTGTGTCCAATCCACCCTGATTAGTGGACTGGTTTCCAACCGTATCAGCAGGCTCAGTAGTTCCGAGCGTAGTTGATATGGCGGTCCTGCTTTCAGCAATGGCACTACCGACAGTCTTAGCAGCATTGTCGGCCTGAGCAAGAGATTCTAGAGCACCCTTCAGGAGGGACTCATTGGCGCTAGAGAGAGTTTTACCCGCTCTAAGCTGCTCTATACAGTCTATCACACGGAAGGTCCTTGCCCTGCTACAGTACCTATATTGCTCTTGCTCTTGCATTCGCTCATCCACAAATCGGATGGCCCTCATAGCTTGCTCTAGAACAGGTTCTGACTCTATGACAATCTCTCTAGTTTCAATATAAGCATCAACAGCTTGCCTAACTGACCAAAGTGTAGCAGCACCTTCTCTACCAAGAATATCAAGCATATCTGACCTAAGACCCACAGACGTTAGCTTGTTAGCTGGTGACTTAACTACAGACACATCAAATAGCTGTAGTTCATTCACACCACGCTCTGTATATCCTTCGTTCCAATCCTCCTTGGTAGCTCGGAATGCGAACGACTCCTTCGAATAATCACCACGCCGTATACCTGACACTAGGTTACGGCTGGATGTATTCTCGGCAATGTCAAGCCTAGCCTCATGGCGAAGGCCCTTATTGTCCTCAGCCAGATCCATAGTACGGCTGGGATCTTGGTGCCAGGACGACAACACATCCCCACGGTGGTCTACCAACAGCGGCACATAGTCAGACTCCTTCAAAGTCTTGCCAAACGCACCAGGATTGATTGTCTCTCGGTACTCTCCCATCCAGTCGGTAACGTCATAACCAGTGCCAGTAGTTGAGGGCCAGCCCACCAGTACTGCCTCAGTCAGATTATCAGCCGCTGAGCGAATAGACATTTCCCCAATGATGGGCTGCTCGACCTCACGTAAGGACCAGTACCTCTTAGGCACTGCGGGGATCTTGTCCGGCTCTGCTGACTTAGTTTCAATCGGCACATACGTAGTAACGGCCTTCACGGTACTCGCCTTTCCTAGAGTAACGGTGTTCCCATCAACCGAATAGGGGGCTTGCAACTTCTCACCATTCTGACAAAAGACCACCGAGTCGTCGTCAAAGTCCACGACATAGATCCAGTCATCCTCATCGTCCTTATCATTAAACTTCTCAGACACTGCCGTCCCAAGCATGTCCTGAAGATCACTATATGACGTGCCATCCCGAACCTGCTCGGCGTAGGTAGCCCGTAGAGCAACGCTCTGCGCCTCAGCATCTTCACGAGTCAAAACGTTACTGTCCATTGTCAATCCTCTCTAGGTAAGGCAAATGCCCCTGTGAATCATCAAATGGGATTCCAAGTTTCTTTGCTATCAGGTTCATTTCATCCCCATAGTCAAGGCGTTGAGGCTGCCCATTCTCAGCCTGAATCCTATTCATCTCAGCCAAGCCTTCAAGAGTCTCGACACTCTCTACGTCGTACGGAGTAGGATCATCCCACCCCAGCACATAGAAGTCAGCTTGCAACTGCTCGGGCTTAAGCATACGTATTCTCCTTCAGATACTTTTCAGCCTCAGCCTTTAGGCCGTCCGGCGCAGCATTCCATACGGTGAGGCTCTGCCAGTGCTGTATCCTTTGTACAGAAGGTTGCCCATAGCACAGTTGATCTAAAGTAGTGACCAGTGTGTGGTCAGGATTGCGGACATCCCAAGAGTTAAACTTAATCCAATCCTCATTGTCTATATTCATTAGTACCCCTTCAGACCTTTACCAACACCTCCGGCTGCTTCCAGGGCGACGACTCGGTAGTCTGGTGTCTCAACCTTAACGTCATCAACATTGCCAAGCACCACAAACTCGTGCTCATTCAAACAACCAAATCCAGTCCGGGGTGTTGATAGAATCTGAGATGCTGGAACCTGTGCTGTCATAAGCACACCACCATGAGCCTCACAGAACCTACTAGCCACGTCATAACTGGCTGACCACGAGGACATCGGACGCATCTGAGCAGTAGGAATAACTCCAGGGTTATTAAGGTCTGTCTTCTCAACATTCAGTGGTGTAGGTGCCTCAGTCTGTCCACGGAAGAGAGTAATCGACCCTACGTTCTGGTCCTTAAGCATCTGCTGAGTATCAGTGTACTGTGACCTGAGGAAGTCTTGCAATACCGGCCCATGCTCGTCAACAGTCTGCTTTGTATCAGACTGAATAACATACGAGGGGTTATCATTCCCCATAGGGTGGGGTGACCACTCCATAGTGTTCTGAAGACCAAACTCAGTCTTAGCTGATTCCTGAACAGCTAGACTATGAGCACTAGAGTCATTTGACGTACCAGCCCAATGAGATATAAGCTCAGAACAAGCCGCCTGCTTTAGCTCTGGTTCTCTATATATAGACAATGTCGGAGCCTCTAATAGTTGAGCATCAAACACATCATCAGGATATGCACCTATAGGAGTAGCTGCATTTATAAGATCCATTGCAGAAGAAGTACAATGATCTGCTAGTCTCGACGCCACATCCTGCTTACAGTCTTGGGCATCCTTATCACTGTACTGTTCCTCATACGAGTCCAGATCCTGCCCAACAGGACCCACTGCTGAGTCGCTTGGTCCTTGTGCAATGATGTCCAAAGCCTCAACCATGTCCGTTACATCCCTGGCTTGTGGTACGCCAGGAGTTGCCAGATCTGCCGAACTGGCTGGTGGGAAATCTCCGACTGTCGGGTTAATAGAATCTACACCCTGAGAACCTGTACCACTAACAGAGTGTCCTGAAGTTCTGTCTTCCTCGTGCGCCCACTGCATAGCCTGCATCTCAATGCTACTCACAGGAAACCCCACTTGGGACCCGAAGTCGGCAGCAGCCCGCTCATTAGCGTCGCACAAGAATGGGTAAGATCCACCCTTCCACTCAATCTCACCCTGCTTTATAACAGCAGGACTGTCATTTACTTTGCCAAAGGACGAGCATTGACCGCCCGATGCCGCCCGAACCATAACAGTATCCATTGTGGAGAAGGAAGTAGCATTAGGATCAATAATGTTATTAACAAAATCTGGACCCTTCATTGCGCCAGACTGAGCACCAAGAATGGAGTTAGTTACTGGGACATCTGGTTTGCCAAACTCATGCCCCATAGCAATCTGAATAGCCTTGTCCATACCACGTTGCCAGAAGCTCGGAGTAAGCTCCAGAGGAGAACCATCCTTTTTAGCACCAAAAGCAAGTGGTGCTGTTTTATCTGACTGCACCATCATCTTCATGAGTGCTTGAGAGGCTGAAGTCAGGTTTGGCTGCTTGGATAGAGCAACACCATTCTGAATGTTACAATCAGGAACACCCTTATCCCCGCCCGTCAACTCATTGGTCTGGTAGAGAATATCTAACGGCAGGTCTACAGGTGTATCATTAGCAACGGCCTGAGCAATAAAGTCCGTAGCGCCCATAGTTACTGCTATGGCTGTTCGAGGCATTGTCGCACCAATCATGCCTGCCACTTGAGTAGGGCTGATTGGATTAAGACTATTCTGAGTTGTGTCCGAAACTCTTTGAGCCTCATTATGATACATAGGATATGCCGTCAAACCAAAGGCAACCTCAGCACAAGTAAAGCCCTGTGCTGCCTGCATAAAGTTTGTATACATTGTATCTCTGACGGACTTATTCCCATCCTTCATACCAGGAAGCTTAGCAAGATTAGCCTCTATTAAGTCCTGTAGGTGTTGGGATAGGTTCAAATCAGCAGTAGTTGACCCATTAGTATTTACATAGGGACCATTAGGATCACTGTTAGTCTGGTAGGCCGGTCCCACAGGACCAAAGGCTGTACAGTTAGGAGCATAGTTAGCATTTGGCTCACCAAACTTACCGTTACCACCGCACGGTATTGAGGCTGTAGTTTGATAAGTCCCATCAGAATACTTACCGTGCTCATCAGGTAGACCTTTTACCAACTCTTCTTGCTTGTTAAAAATGCCCTGTGCGTTATTCCATATGGAGTCCTGATTACGCTGAACACCAAGCAAGGCAGCAGTGGCCGGATTCTCTACCTTCTGGGATGGCTCGACCACAAAGGCTACTGGATTACCAGCATCGTCCCTCTGTAGCCACCAGCCCACATACATATCTGACCGAGCATACAAGTCTGGATTAGCTTGCGTATGGTCATACATCTGCTGAGCCATGTCGTGCATGTTGGCCGTAAATGGCAACTGCTGTTGAACACCAGCTACATTAAACCCAGTCTGAGGTTGGGATCCGTCCGAAGGTTTAACCGAACCACCGTCCGGCTTCTGATTCAATGCCTGTTCAAAAGAATCAACAGTCATTTCCTGCCCAGAAGTCTCCCATGTATTGTCATTCAAATCGACAGGAGGTACATCATCAGTAGGTGGAGTATCCCCACTCTGCCCTGCATCAGCGCTCGGGTCAGATATACTTTCCTTTCCAGGCTCAAAGTAACCGTGCCAACCGTGCCCTTGTTCCTCCTGTTGGAAGGTTTCATCCCCAAGACGATAGTCAATGACCCATGGTGGTATAACAGGAACCTCCCGTAAGGAAGTATCAGTTATCTGCCAATGGAGCCGGATATGTCCACCACCCAGCATGACAAATCGGTCACTAGTGCTCTTGTCTAGAGGATCAAATGGAATGGACATCCATACAGGTTCCTTATGAAATGCTGTCACCTGTATCCAACGCTTAGTAAACACTACCGAGTTCTCCTTAGAGCAAAGCGTGGAGTAAGACTTCTACCGGCCGGAGCCGCAGCGGGTGGCGTACCTCCTGCCGGTGCGCCGGGCGCTGGCTCATTACCCGGAGTTCTAGGAGTGCTTGGATATGGCGTATTACTAGCCTGTCCTGTATCAACCGCAGCCGGTGAGGCGGACAATGCACCACCACCAGTAAGCATAAAGTCCGAGTGTGCCGAGTTGATTGGTCCCCACAAGGAGTCTGCTCCGGCCTCTTTTGAAGGCTTAAGCTTAAGGTACTCACGACACTCATTAGGTGTCGCAGTGGCGGACATACGCAAGGCATTGATAAATGCACCAAGCATTTCGTCATTCGTTTTAAATAGGTCTGACACGTCACGCCGTGCGTAGTACCCAGCAGGAAGAAGGGCTGTATACATCCTGTCTGACCTACGAACATAGCCCGACAGGGCAAACAGAGCAAAGCCCATAACCATTTCCTGAAGGCCCTTACCATACACTTCAGAGCCACCAGCGGATATATCACCAACAAGGTGGCCCGGAACACCATAGAAACCGCACAGTTCAGAGCGTGAGAAAGCCCTAGCTTCTAGAAGCTGGGCAGTCTGTGGGCTAACTGAAATCTGTTGCCACTTGGCCTTTGAGTCGAGAATGATTGGTGTGTGAGCCTGAGCCAGACCACCATGTTGTGTCATCAGCTCGCCAATAATACGGTCCTTGTCCTCCTGTTTCAATGGCTTGTCCAAAGAGAAAACACCTGTAGGGTGAATACCTTGTGCGAAGTACCGTGAGGCGTACTCATTCATGGCGATAGGTAACCCAAAGCCAACCGCCCCAATCTCAATGGGATTAAGGCCCATAATTCCACCGGCCAAGGACATCCAGGGAACATGGATTAAGTCCCTATTAGGGATGATAGGTCCTATATCAGACCCGACCCTATAGACCCTGACACCCTTAATCATATTACACTTCATCTGTGTTGGGTTCAAACACTCTATTAGGGTCGGCATATCCATTCGACCACGATCAATGATGTGGTAGTAAGCATTGCCAGCTAATCCCCATGAAGCTACCGTATTGAAGTCAAGTTGTTCACGATCAATGTCCGCACATGGCTTCACAAAGATATCGGGCGGGTCAACCTCAGGATCAGCAAAAGAGCGCCGGTTTCCTTGCTGTCTATGCACATGTATCGTCAACCCAGATAGAGCGTCACCTAACACACGGATACATGAAGCCACAGTCATGATCGAAAGAACGGACCTCTCATTGACAATGACACCTGCAATGGCTTGATTATATACACCAGGCGGTGGAATCGCAGCAGGATCACTCATCCAACCACCCCAGCCACCCGACGAGAGTGGAAAAGCTCTTTGCTGTATCTGACGCTGCCGCTGGCTAATAGTCATATTAAATCAAACTCTCTTCTGGAATCCATGTGGCTGCCCAGTGATGAACAGCATAAGCGTCAGGATATTTCTCAGGCTGCCAATCAAACTTGTCTGCATACCTCAACGGGTAAAACAGTGTGGAATCAAAGATGTGAACTTCCGGGTGTATTGAGAGGACTCGTGTAAAGAACCTTGGGCCAGTCATAGCCACCTGATAGAGAACATAACCGTAAGGATAGTCCTTCATTCGCTCAGCACTAGGGCCGTACCACAGCTTAACAGATTGTGGCAAACACTCGACAAGACTCTTGAAGGCTGGATGATTAGGAACAGCCCCCGTGATTGCACAAGATGCTGTCTCTACACCCGGTCCCTCATAAGCAGTAAAGGCATCACAAGGCTCAATAAGAGCACCTATAGGCTTAAGACACTCGAAGTCTGTATCTATATAAACGCCGCCCTCGTGATACAGAATCTCATACCGCAGAACATCCGAGGCAGCTACAAAGTTCTGGGCCGTGTCAAACTCTTCCTTATTAACTCCCCATTCCGGCCATGTAGTCCAGGTTTTCATCTCCCAGTCACGGTTGTAGTACAGCCAAGACCTGCCCCAATCCACAAACTGCTGAGGCATAGGTGGGGATCCCTTAAGCCAGATCCTATGAAATACCTTAGGAATGGGCACGCCGCAACCTTCTTATGGGGTGTGGTGGGCGAGGCAGTGTGACTGAAAGATTGTCTCCGAGAACTAGCTCGGAAGCCACTATGAGAATCAGTGCGCCAGCCACAAGTGCCCACCCTAGACCGGCGAGAAGATAGACCCCTGTAGTCAACATAGAGGCTCCAGCAAACTCGACATAGTTGGCCGCTGGGAACGTCAACTGTGGCCGAGCACGAAATGTCGGAAGCTTTAACCATTCCTTAAATGTGGTCATGCGGGTGACCTTTCTTTGCTAGGTTTTCCATTTGATTCGGAACTAACATATCCGCTTGTGTCAAGATCTTGGGGAACTGTGGACCTCTCGGTGGTGCCGGTGCAGGTTCAACAGGTGTGTAATCACTGCCGAAGATCACGGTTGCAAACTGAGATTCCATAGCGATTTCCTTAGCCCTCTGTGATGCCATGACCGTAGCAACTGCCATGTCCACCCAGTTCCTAGAGGACTGGTTTTCCTTTTGAATCCTTGGGTTAAGTGGGTCCTTTACCCAAGCATTTGCCATGTGTCTTGCTAGGTCTGGGCTACCATCATGGCTGAATCTTGACCTAGTAACGTCCTCATAAAGGCGCTGTGTAGCCTCTATCATGCGCTGCCCACGCTGTTGAAACTCGACTATAGGGTAACCCTCATCCATCAACTGCTCTAGGTCCGACTGCCATAGGGCCGGGTCAACCGCTACCTCGACTACATTGTAGTAAGCACAAGCAGTACGTATGTCCTGCATGATCTTTTGGCGGGGAACCCTATACTCGACTGCCCCATAGGGTCTTTCTTCCAAAGAAAGCAAGTGAACAAAGGGTATTGGCCTATCAATAGTAACAGCAACTAGCCCAGTAGCATCCCCATTATAAGAACCATCAAAGCCCAAAACGACACGATCATGCTCGGGAATATGGTACTCATAATCAGCCAGTGTAGACCACACACCTTGTGGCAACCACCTGTCAATATCCACCAGTACGACCTGATTCAGGTAGAACCTGCGGCTCTTGTACTCTGGTGTGGCCGGGTCCATGATTTCATCATACAGCCGGTCAATGTCTACCCAATAACTATCTCCCCGAGCGAATGTTAGTGCATCCTTAACTCTCACTTCGTCCGTTAAGTCAGGGCACTCAGGAGCCTCACGAGCGTCATACCAGACACCAGCAATCTCACCCTGTTTGATAGCATTGTACGTAAGCTCGGCTACCGATCCCTCACCAGGCAAATGGGCATTCGTGATTTCAATGGACCGAGCAGAACCATCCCTTGACTTACCCAGATTTCGCCGGATAACATCTGCCATTTCCAGGCCCTCGTTATTGGCGAGCCAGTGGTGTGTTTCGTTAAGGACAACCAGCGACGGACGGCCTCCTTCAAGTGATCTTGGGGACGACGTGACAGCTTCAATACGTCCGATTCCACCCCGTACATAGATAATCTCCTTGCCTAGATCCACGTCGAATGTCTTCTTGAGTTCAGGACTAGTCAAGCCAGGGAACAAGGTCATAGTGTTTTTGGTCTGGTCCTTGGATACGGCGGCTATCTGTATCCAAGGTGCAGTGTGCTGTATCCCTATAGGAAACCCGTTGGCATCCCAACCGCCGAACCGCACTGGCCCACACGCTTCAGCGTAAGACAGGGCGGCTAGAAAAGGGTCTTTTCCCCATCCTTTCATGCGTCGAATAACACCACGACGCCTGAGAAACCTACCAACCTCATCCACCTCATACCAGACCAGAACCATTTGTGCTTGCTCGGTAGTGTACTTCCACGGATTACCGGCGTCTGGCCCGTCAGGCTGAAGCAGCCATTGAGTGGACCAGTCGAGGACTCCCCAACCTAATGTTCTATTTGGAGCGGGCAACTCGATCATGGTATTCCTTATGCACCTGTCGCACCAGCACCCGTAGCGCCAATAGATCCTGTCGCACCCGTAGCGCCAATAGATCCTGTCGCACCTGTCGCACCAGCACCCGTAGCGCCATGAAGACCTATAGCACCCGTAGCGCCAGTGACTCCCTGTACACCTGTCGCACCAGTAGCACCAACAATGTTCTCCACAGAGAAAATGTCAGTCCAAGCGCCGGTTTTCCATACACAAATATGACCATCAGCAGTAATGGCAACAGCAGGTGTCTCTGGTTCTACCACCAGCTGAGCAATCGTGTCAGCCGTATACTCATTCATCTCTCGAACACCGGCCTGTGAATCAGATTGAAACCCCATGTTATGCTCCCTTTTGTATGCGTCTATAGTCAGCCATTATGGCAATCTTAGGATCACCCTCAGGCGCTTCAGATTCTAGTTCAATACGCAACCTACGCCGGTCACCCTCAGTGACACCAAGGCGTGACAATGAGGCCAGTATCCCTGTGATGGCAGCGTGGGAAATCTGGCCGGTAGTGTTGTTTGTATTCGTCAATGCATCATTCAGTACACCCAGTGTGATGTACCCAAAGGCCCAGTCGGTAGGCTCAAAAAACTGCGACATACCGGACTGAGCTAATGACTCCCACAACCTCTTAACAGAAGGCAGCCACTTGGAGTCAGCCGGGTATGGAATCTCTGTCGGCCTGCTGGAGATAACGGTCGGCTCAGACCCAGTGTTCCTCCGGCGTCTTGTGTTTGATCGTTTGGGGACGGGACCCCGAGTTGCAACGGCCATCAGGCTCTCCTATGTGGGTGGCTAGAAAAGGTAAATAGACTCAAAAGTTATTTACCCTATTTGATATCTATAGCCCTACAGAATAGCACTCTATGAAAGCAGGGCCTTTCTATAGGAAAAGTGCAGGTAGTGGCACTAGGACTGTCGCATGATATGAGTCGCTGCTAAAAACATGCCTGGTCAGGGGCTATTTAACCGTACAAGACTATAGAAGCTCTATAACACGTACAAAATGCCAGCTGAGGCGGGGGTGAGAATCGCAACAAGTCCATAGGGGTTCA